TATCTTAAAATCACTATTTAGCCCGAAAAACATAACACCCGAAAAGATAGGGGAATCCTACTTTTACTCAATAAATGGCGGCGGTGTCGAATGGAACGCCAAACAATACCTCAAAGATTTCATGGAAGTACCCGAAGTGAATGCGATAATATCACTTAAAGCGCGGGCATTCTCCAATATGAAGCTATCCATTGTAAGCAAGGCAACGGGCAAAGAGGTTGCCAATAATGAAAACTTAGTAAGGGTACTAAGAAATCCAAACTGGTATCAGTCACAAAAAGAGTTCTTATCACAAACAAAACTATTTCAAGAGATATTCGGCAATGAGTTTCTTTATCTATTGGCCCCAATCGGGATGCCAAACTCAATAAAGGCAATGTATTCCATTAGCCCCGATTTAATGGACATTGAGATAAAAGATACAAAAACACCTTATTGGAAGATAGACAAACAACCCGAATCGGTAAAATACTTCGCTGAATGGAATGGTCAAAAGATGGAAATATCATCGAATGAATTGATACATATCAATCAAAACAAAGTAGATATTGAACCCGATGATTACCTTTGGGGAAATAGTCCTTTGCAAGCCTTACAAGTTCCTATTCAGAATATTAGAGCAGCTTATGAAGCCCGCAATGTATTGATTGAAAACCGTGGAGCATTAGGTATATTATCCAATGGCTCGGCCGAAGGGATGGGAGCATTTATACCAATGGATGCAAAAGAGAAAGAAAAACTACAGGCCGAGTTCAGAAAATACGGAATGACTAAGAAACAGTTTCAAGTCATTATCACTAACCTTAATTTGAAATGGCAACAAATGACCATTGATGCCGATAAGCTGAAACTATTTGAAGAGGTAATTGAAGATACTGTAAAGATATGCGATGTTTACGGAGTACCTTTTGAATTGTTAGGAAATCAAAAAGGGGTTACTTTCGAGAATAAGAAAACAGCAGAAAAACAATTTTACCAAAATACTATCATTCCAGAGGCTAATGAATGGACTGATGCTTTAAACTCAAAGTTTGAAACAATGAATAAAAGCTGGGAAATACAATGTTCATTTACTCATTTGCCAGTATTTCAAGATGATTTAATGGAAAGGGCAACCGCTTTAAATACAACCGTTGGAGCGTTAAGTCAAATGTTAACAGATGGTGCAATAACAATAGAACAATACAAAGAGGAACTAATAAAGTTTGGAATATGAAAACCAAATTAACCAAAGAACAGATAAAGAAATTACGACAACAAAAAGCCAAACAAAATGGAAAAGTCGATAAATAGTTTATTCGATAAAACGAAATTCAAAAGCAAGAAAGAGCTTTATGGGTTCCTTATCGAAAACAAAGATACATTGATAGCACAAAAAAAGGCAGTCACTAAGTTTGCCGATGGTATTTCCATAGCTGGCAAATCATACAACGCTACCAAAGCCAATGCAACAAACGAGATGCTTGTAAAAGTAGTTATCAATACTACCAATATAATGGATTCACACGATGACGTACATTTGAATGGAATCTGGGATAAGTCATTGAGCGAAAATAAATCAATAATGCACCTGCAAGAACATCAAATGCAGTTTGATAAGATAATTGCAGACGGTCAAGACCTGAAAGCATACACACAGGAATATACCTGGAAGGATTTGGGATATAACTATGAAGGCAAAACACAGGCATTAGTTTTTGATTCCGTGGTTAGATCCGAGCGTAATAAGTTTATGTTTGACCAATACAACAAAGGCAGGGTAAACAATCACAGCGTAGGGATGCGATATATTAAGTTTGATTTGGCAGTTGATGACGATGATTATCCAAACGAAAAGGCAGCCTTTGATAAATACATTGATATAATTGCAAACAAAGAAGAGGTAAAAGAACAAGGTTTCTTTTTCTATGTAAAAGAAGCCAAAGTAATCGAAGGATCAGCAGTCCCGATGGGTTCAAACTTTGCCACCCCGACATTAGAAGCCGAGCCGTTGGAAGACACTCAAGATAATGAGCCGAAGCAATTCACTCAGCAACAGTTAAAAGAGATTTTTAGAAACGAATTAAAAAGTTTATTATGAACGAAGAACAATTAAAACAGGCATTACAAGCCGAATTGAAGGAGTTCAAAGCAAACCTTGCAGGTTATGCCGAGAAAGCCGACATGGAAAAAAGGTATAATGAGTTGCTTGAAAAAGTGCAGGCACTCGATAACAGCGAACTATTGGCTGAATTAAAATCAGCAATTGAATCGCAAGGTATTGAAATGGGTAAATTAAACAACGGAAAACAGGTTGTTAAATCAATCGGTGACTTTTTAAAAGAAACCAAATCCCATGAGAAACTACGTAACCGCCAGCAATCTGAATTTGAAGTAAAAGTGGTAGGTGATGTAACCACTGTAAACGTTGTAGATGCAACCACTCAACCAGTTCTTTCTATTTTAGGAACTCAGGGCGAACTTTACCAAGTTAACCGTTCAATCCAACAATCTATCTTAGATGAGGTTGATATGGGTACTTCCGATAAGGCTACCATCGTTTATGTTGACGAGGTTAATGGAGAGGGTTCAATCGCAACCACTGCCGAGGGTATTGCTAAATCACAGATTGACGTAGATTATCAAGAAATAACCGTTAATGCAATCAAAAAGACAGGTTTGGTTAAAGTAACTGAAGAGGCCTTGGATGATATCGGTTATATGACCGGAGAGATTAACCGGGTATTGACTGAAAAACTAATGATTGCAGAATCATTGGACGTATTAACCGACATCCTTTCAAATGCAACCACTTTTAGCTTGACTGATTTTGATGATACCGTTGAAGGTGCTGACATTATTGATGCTATTGTTGCAGCTACTGCACAATCTGAATTAAGCGGATTTGCTCCTACTGCCATTGTTTTGCACCCGGTTGACATTGCAAAATTCCAATTGGTTAAATCAGCAAACATTCCACGTATCAGCACCGAAGCTGGTCGTATGATGGTTAACGGTTTGAAGATTATCAAAACCACACAGATAACCAAAGACAATTTTGTATTAGGTGACTTCAAAAAATACAGGGTACGCCGCTACAAAAACAAATTGGTTATGGGATGGGATGCCGATGACTTTTCAAAGAACAAAAGAACCATTATTGCTGAAAGTCGCTATTTGAAATATATTTCAACTAACGAAAAAACATCTTTGATTAAGGGTGTGTTTACAACTATTAAAGCAGCTTTAGAAACTCCATAGTAATATGAAAGTAACTTTTAGCGATAAATTTTATAATGCCAACATGGTGGGTAGGTCTAAGGACTTACCTGCCGATGTGGCAAAAGCTTTGATTAAGTTGGGAGAGGCTTACGAGGCTATTGAAGAAAAAGAAGTTGAAGTAAAAAAACAAAGAACTAAGAAAAATGCTAACTGATAGCTCCTATTATATTAACGATATTCAACTAAGTGCCGGGGATTACTCTACTTTGTTACCTCATATCGAGCGATACGAAAAAGAGATAATCAATCAATTGTTTGGCTATGAGTTGGCAAAACTTGTGCTTGCTTATGATCCATTAACCAGCGAACAAAGAATAATTGATATAGTTGAAGGGGTTGAATATTCGATTGACTATAATAATAGGACACAGCTAATTAAATGGAATGGTTTAATTAACAGCGATAAAAAGAGTATTTTATCATATTACACTTATTACCATTACAAAAGAAATAATATAACATTAGACACCCCTAGCGGGGAAATAAAATCACTAAACGAAAACAGCAAGAACGCCGATTTGTCTTTGAAGATTAGCAACGCTTGGAATAACCTCGAAGAATTGGTAGGTTATGAAGGGCAATCCGTTTTAAGCGGTTCGCTTTATTGCTACCTAATTGAACACATAGATGATTACCCTGAATTGATATTCATTGGTTTGGGATCAGTTAACGCCTTTGATTTATGACCCCTATACCCGAAATAATTAGCGATATTGTTGTACAGGTTCGCACTGAACTTGGAACCGAAGCACCGTATTATGAATATGGAAGGCTTCCATATATTGCTAACCAGGTAGACGACAAGACAAAAAATATTACCAATGTCGGGAAAATATTTCCATTGATTGCCCTATTAGGGGATATAAAAGAAACAGTAAAAGAAGGCAGTAGAACGGCAACTATAACAGTCATATTCTTTGCCGAAACAAAACACGACTATTCAAACACACAAAGATATTCAACAACATTTCCAAATCTTTACACTATATTGGATTTGTTTGTCAAACACATGGGTAATGATTCCAGATTGGTTGGATCATATCCTGAATACACTCAATTAGATTCTGCTTATTATAAAGGCCAATTCAATGCACTTTCAAGTTTTACAGATGTGATAGCCTGTGAATTTGACATTGAAGTATTGGAAAGTGTATGCGAATACGTTGAACCGACTACCTTTGATTTAATATTAACAGCCGAAACGGGTGGCACTACCGTACCAGCCCCCGGTACTTATACCGAAAATAACGGAGCATATAAGGCTTTTTATGCAGATGTGAATGCAGGGTATGAGTTTAGCTATTGGCTAATCAATGGGCAACAGTTTATAGATAACCCTATTGAATACCGTTATTTGAGTAATGCAACCATGCAGGCTAAATTCACTTCTTTAGGTGGCATATTAACCCCGCAAATAAAAGTATTCGATTCTGCACCCGTTTTAAAAGGTAACAGCTACTATTTCGGCGACCATTCCACAAAGGATAACGATGTTTTGGTTAAGAATGTGAAGGTGGGGAATTTATTAACTGGATATTACGTTCAGTCGCAAGTGTATTTACAAGGAGGTTCAGAAATTGATATTGAATTAGACGTTTTTTTAAAAAGTTATAATTTCTTAATTTTTAATGCTATTTCAGCAAATAAAGGCTTTCAAATTTATACTACTAATAGTGGCCAATTATTCATAGTAATTGGAAATGGTACATCAGTACAGAATATAATATACCAATTTATATCGTTGGGAAGGTTAACGGTTAAAGTACAATGGAACGGGTTAATTGGAGGAACAATAACATACACAGTAAACGATGTTATTAATACAATAACTGCATTATACCAATGGAGTGGAAATGCTGGATTACTATCTAGATTAGGGCATAATACTGGGGCTGTAAATATGTATGCTTATTATTGTCATGTTAAAAATCATTTCACTTGGATACTAAACCACGGTCAAGGCGCAGTAATTTACGACATATCAGGCAACGGAAACAGCGGAACTATAACAGATGCAGTACTTTCAACTTTTTGGGGTTCAAATTCAGACGATTCCATACCTTATGATTTGACTTTGGGGGCTACTTTGTACCAAAAAGATTCAGACCAAACGATCATGCCAATCTGCTTTGATACATCGCAAGCCATAACAGGCTATACAAGGTTAGGATATTTTCCAGCGGGGTCAGGAATTTTAAGAGGGTTGCCAAACAAATACACCATACCCGTTTCAGTACCAGGAATGCCAGCAGGCGATTATACCGAAGCCGAAATAAGGGCATTAACGCCAAGTAACAACATAGTTAAAACAGAAAACACAAACACAATCAGCTTATTAGAAGGGAGGATAGTAGAATGACCGTATATGTAATATTACCAGATGAGCTATTTAATAGCCATATCCCAGACTTTGTAAAGAGTCAAATGGGATACCCTGAAAACTACTTAGTAAGTGAATGTATATTTGGAGAGCCTAAGCAGTTAGAAAATAATAGTTGGCTATGCGATGCAAGGTTTAGGTCTTATTATTATGACAAACCTAACGGCATTGACGTATTGGGCATATCAAACAACTGCACCAATAGGGAACTGCACGATGAAGAGATAGAACAGTGGAAACAAATAATAGGAGAGGAAAACGTGATAACAGATATTGAAGGACTTAATTTTAAATCAATTGATGAATAATGGCCACATGTACATTTAACAGCGTAAACGGCATAAATAAGGACTGTGAGGCTTTCCTTAGTGCCACCAAAGGAGGGGTTTTCTTTGATCCTGACTTTTCTTTTGCATCTATGTTAGCAGCTAAAACCTACTCTAATTGGAAGTTAGCTATTGACACCAACCTAAAGGCATTCGTACCGAGAGCTTTTAGAAGTACCGAAACAACCGATCCCGAGGCCGTAGTCGAAACCGATGGCTTTGGAGGTAAGTTAGTAACTGCTTTTGCACCGCCTTCATTGAATATTTACATGAGTTCAAACCCATGTGATTATGCAGAAATGGTAAAATTAGGCAGTCAGTTAATGAGGGTTATCCCTTTAATGGAAGATGGTTCAAAAATGGCAACCGTAACCAGTACCGGAATCGTAAGAGGTTTTGAGTGTCAGGTAATTGCAAGACCTATCAGCCCAAAAGGACGTGAGAATAAAATGCAACAATACATGGTAATGGTTAACTTTACCAATATTGATGAGTTCAACTCGGCTACCTATTGGAAGGACACCTTTGCATTAACCGAACTGATTGAGGAAATGCCTATCGGTTATACATTGGAGAAAACCGCCGCGCTATCCACAGCAACGCAAGCAGTTAAGATTTACAAACGTTGTAAAGAAACTGTATTAGGTGCAAACACTTTTACAAGTGAAATACTTGAGTATTACACCATAGCGGGAACAACCCCGGTAGTAACCGTTGGAAGTATCACAAATGGACTGTCAAACCTTTTGGTTTATTCCACAGGAACAACACCATTAGCAAGTGGCGAATGGGTAACGTTTAGACTGGTAAAGAAAACAGCATCCGTTTATGATGAGATGACAAACGAAATTACCGTAAGAGTACCATAGTCATGGAAAAGCAAATAGAACTGAAAGGAACGGGATGGGATAAAAACCAAATGGAATTTTTTAAAACATTTGAAGAGTTCTATAAATGGGCTGATCCTATCTTTAAGGGAACGAAAAAGGAATTTGAAGAGGAATATTACAAATTTCATCCGAAACCAAAGAAAGCTGAATAAAATTAAAGGGCGGGTATTATTGCCCGCCTTTTTTATATCTTTGTAGTATGAGCGTGATAATCGAACAATTGAAGCGGGCGCAAAACATTGACTTAGATTCATTAGGGATTAAAGCAACCATTGAACATAAGGAATCAATTGTCAATCTTAACCGGGACCAATTACGCAAAGGACAAAGAGGCGAGGGCGATATGCCTGGATACTTTTCTGCTGCCTATCTTAATTACAAACGTTCATTGGATTCATATTTTGCAGGCGGTAAAACAGATTTGTTTTTAACCGGTGACTTTCAAAAGTCAATGTATTTATCTGTCAATGGCAAAAGTGCTGAAATATCGGCAACCGATTGGAAAACAGAATCACTATTGGATAAATATGGAGAGGGTATATTTAACTTAAACGGTGACTTTATGCCACAGGCGCACGAATTAACCACACCAACATTTTTTAAATTAGCTCATGATTTTTTACAAGGTAGATAACATAACGATAGGGCAATTTGCTAAACTAACCAAAGACACCAGAATGGTATTAAGGTTTGATTTGCCTTTGCCAAAAAAATGGATAGCCAACAGAGCAAATAAACTGATAGCTGATTTCAACAAGCTAAACACAAAAAAAGACCTAACCAAATTAATGGAAGGGTATCATAAATTGAGCCTGCAAAACAGGATCATAAACGTATTGCCTACTATTTTTTTAGGCTTTCAGGCTTGTTATAAGATTGAAGCAATAACAGGAGTAAGAACAGAACTATACAAAGAGTTTGAACGGTTATATGAAGAGGTAAGAGGATTTAAACCCACCGAAGCCGATATATTAGGAATACCTAAATTCATTGATAAACTGCAAAACAAGTTAGAAGATTTATATACCGATGTACCCGAAGAAGAGCCAGAACCCGATTTTGATTTTAATTATTATGTTTTCACACTTGAAAGGATATTGCAACCGATGAACATAAGAGCCGAAAAATTAATAACTTTGCAGTACTTAAATGAAATGGCAATGAAGCTACAAAAAGAAAAAACAAAAGAACATGGCCGAGATTAACCAATTTTTGAGTGCCGATGCACAAAAGGAAGTACAAGCCTATATTGCATCTTTGGAAGTCATTGCAACCAAATACAAGGATATTGCCACTGCATCCTTACAACTTGAAAAAGCAAAACAGGAAGAGGCTAAAACAGATAATTTGCTTATAAAGAACAAACAGCAATTAGAAGTATTAGCGCAAAAAAAGATTAAGACGCAAACGGAAGAACAAAAGGCATCGGAAAGGCTGACAAAAACTATTGAAAAAGAAAACTCAGAGTATGAGAAACTAAAACGCAACCATGCCAATGCTGTTAAACAAACAAGGGAATTAGCAGCGGCCAACAAACAAGGTACTGCTGAATATGAAAGAGCAAGGGCATCAGCCGAAAAGTACGGTAAAGAACTTAAAAAGGTAAACGATACCACAGGCGCACCAGCTACCAATAACGTGGGTAAATACTTCCAAGCAATAATGAAAGGGGCGGGAGTATTGGGATTGGTTACAGGCGCGGCACAATTAGCACAAGCAGGATTTGAAAAGCTAAAAACAAGTTCACAGGCTTTCGGGGATGCTTTCGATGAGGCTAAAGGCGGGGTTAATGCCCAAATGAATAAGTTTTTCTCGATGCTCGGCACTGGCGACTTTTCAAATTTCATTCAAAAAATGAAGGATGCAGGCGAAGCTGGTAGAGAATATGCACGTGGATTAGATTCCCAATTTGAAGGTAGTTTATCTATAACAATAAAAGAAGCCGATTCGAGATTAAGGGTTGCGGATTTAAAAGTAAAACAGGCAAGGGCAAAAACAAAAGCTGAACAAGACGAATTTGGAAGGCAGATATTAGCTGAATTAGATAGCATAACAGAGGCACGATTAACAGAAGCTAAAAAAGTATATGAGAATGAGCGGGATTTCATGGCCAAAACATACGATATAAATGAAACCCAGTTTATTAATTTCTTAGCTAATTTCAGAGCCGAATCGGATATAAGAGATAAAGCATTGGCAAAGGAACAAAAGGCTAATCAAATGAAACTAAACATGTACGATCAAACCATATTAGCTGATGGTACATTATTAAAGACAATAAACGCAAACAAGCAAGAAGAATACGAAATATTCTTAAAAACATTCACAAACGAAGAAAAACTAATCATTGCCTTCAACGCAAAATATCAGGGGTTAGCAAATGAAAACATTGAAAAGGCAGCCAATTCTTACGCTGCTTTCAATAATATTTTAGCACAGCAAAAAGAGGAATCATTAAGAACAGAAAAGAAATTAGCAACTAATTCAGTAAAAACATCAAAAGAAAGCACAGGCGAATTAATAAAAAACTTAGAAGAATACAACAAGGTAGAAGAGGAAAACTATGACGGTATTAATAAGTGGAATGATCTTTTAGCCGAAAACTTCAAACAAAAAGAAAAAGAAAAACAGGATGCTCATAAAAAAAGCGTTGAAGAATTTGAAAAAAATACCAATGATATTGTTAATGCTCATACCAAAGGCTTAGATAAAGAAGTAAAATCTACCGAAGAAGCTGAAAGACTTAAACAGCAAGCTAGACAAAAAGCCCTCGATATGTCAGTACAGATGGTTAGCATGTTATTCGACTACCAACAAGTAAGATTAGAGGCTGAAATGGCATCCATTGAACGCTATTATGAAACAAGGATAAACGCAGCGGCGAATGCAGGCGAAGATACACAGGCACTCGAAAGGGAATATGAAATAAAACGTGCTGAAATAGATATTGAATTGGCAAAAAGTAGAAGGAATCAGGCTTTGGTTGACGTTGCCATTAACACAGCAGTTGCGATTTCGCAGGCTCTTTTTACTCCGTGGCTCATTCCTTTTATAGCAACATTAGGGGCCGCACAAGCTGGGTTAATATTGCAACAACCACTCCCAGAGATACCAGCGTTTGGAACAGGAACAGCATCGACACCCGACACTTTTATTGCAGGGGAAAGAGGCCGAGAGATCGGAATAACAAAAAGCGGAAAGGCTTTCATAACACCAGACCAGGCAACTCTTTATAGTGGTATGCCGGGAACAAAGATAATCCCTAACCAGTTGGCTGAATTGGTCCTAAAAGATATTGGAACAAATGTATTGGATAGGAAATTAGACAAGGTAATATCAGCAATCGAGAAAAACCAAACATCCGTATTTATTGACAAATCACTTTCGAGATCAATTAACTTGAAACATATACGATCTAAGCATGGTAGGAACTAAAGCAACAAGAGGCAAAGATTGGACATTTACTTTAAATTCCACAGCGGGCGGGGAATATACCTTGATTCATAACCCTATCGGATGGGATGCGATAAACTTTGCTTTGAGCCGACAAGACCAAAAAGACGGTATGTTTATCACTTTTACAGCTGATCTGGAATTTGTCAAAGATGGGTACACTTATCTAAAAAATATTATTGATAATTATGGGATACTTGAAGAGGTTACTTTGACCATAAAAGAAAGGGGCGTATTGGTTAACCAGAGCAAACTCGATTTCACTTCGATAGTTGAAAGCCCGAATAGCCGAAACGGAATTAAAATTCCTTTGTTATCCGATTCATTTAGCGAGAAATTAAAAGCCCGTGAGGACGTAGAGATACCTTATAATCGTTTAGAAGACTTGGACGGTAATGCTATTGTTGCACAACCGAATGAGTTTATTAATGCCGAATTATATGGAATGGCTATTGTTAAAAAAGGAGTTGAGTGTGATGTTTATAAAACGCAATATAATTACACAGGTGGATATAGATATTTAGTTTTCCAAATTACAGCGCAAGATGGGTTTGAACTCATTTCAATAAGAAATGTAAACCAAACACC